CGGACTCTGTTGTGCTTGTAGATGAATCATCTACATCTTTTTTGCATTCATCTTCATCTGCATAAACATGACCTGTAACTTTATTTGTAATCGTTGTTTTTGTTTTACACTTAATTACTTGCATACTATAGTTTTGTCATAAACTGAAATAAAAGTAAAGAGAATTATCCGTTTTCTTGAGAACGATCTAAAAGAGCATAAGAGATTATGCCTTGTATTTCATTAGCGGTGGAGCACGTCATTTTAATAATATCCCCCTCTTCTAAAACTAAAACGTTAGTAATAATATCCAAAGTACTATTTGCAGGAATGCTTTGATTTCCTATTCTAAAAACAGCGCTAGATGCAGAGGTATCCACTATTTGTGTTACTAAAGACAAAGCACCATTACTTCCATTAGTTGCTTGTATTTGTTTTATTAATAATCTACCAGTTGTTGGGGCAGTCAATATTGTTGTCGTGGTGGTTGCCGTTAAATTAAACCCTTGATTTTCATATTGTATAGTCATGACATAAACCAGTTAAATGTGTCGGTTTCGTTTTTTAAATCTTTTTGATAGTTGGTGTTTAATTGACTTATTAGGGTATCTAAAACAAAATTAGTTTGTCTTTGATTTTCGACTAAATAATCTTTGTTTGGTTCTGGTATCAATACATTAATTTTTGCCATTATCTTCTACCATCGGGTTGTATGTCCGCACGGAAAGAATCAAATCTCCAGTTTTCTTCAGTGCCTGTATTTGCAATTCTTACTGATGCAAATCTTCCTCGAACCCTTGTATCTACTTTTTCTGTAGAAGATGTAATTGTAAAAGGACCCAATAAAGATGTTTTATCTGTAGCTGCTGGGAAGTTTTTTATTTTTATAGTGACAGTAGCATTACCATCAATAATTTTAAAATCTGGTAGAAACTTTTTAATTTTTATAAAGGGTTCATTATCCCCATCTTTTCCTCCTAAACTAAAATCTCCAGATTCTATAAATGCAGGAATAGCTGTACGATTACCTTGGTTGTCTTGTTGGTCTACACCTTTTTCATGAGCATACAAAGTTGTTGATCCGTGATCCGTGGTCAACCCATTTATAACCGGAAAAGTTGCCGCAGATACTTCGGTAAATTCTGTCGCATACGGATTGTCATAAACTGTTTTATCATAATAAGAAGTTCTAGCCAATGAACTAGTTGTCCAAACCATTTCTCTGTAATTAAGAGTCACGCATCTGTCAATCTGAGTAGAACCTGCCTTTGCATAAAACCAATTGATTTCTGTAAACAAAGAGTTGTACCCTGCATACACAATATCCCCTGATCCATAATTAATACCTAGATCGTCTGTATCTGTATCGGTAAATACAAAATCTTCAACAGAACAATTTATTTTTTTTACTGTCCCATCAAATACATAAAAGCCTCCTGCTTTTGCCATCCAGTACACAATGCCATCTACATGCACAATTGCAAATTTACCCATAGCTCCGCAATTAGATCCCACTTGTCTTATTGAAAAAGTAAAAGGAGGCCCAACAAACTGCATCGTATAAGCCGCGTTGTCTGTAAGTATAAGAATATAATCTTTTGATTTTACTGCTCCTACTATTTTTGTGCCAGAATCTAATTGAAATGTACCTGCAGTGTTGGTGGAAGTCGGTGTGTAAGCGGCTCTATTCTCTTGATCCGAAAAACGAATAAACATTTTGTTTTGTGTGGTTGTGTCTCCAATTGTGGTTTCAGTTCCTAAATGTATAAGGTGTCTATCTCTATCAGAAACAATTGTCATAACTGTGGCAGTAGGATTTGAAGTAGATACAGTAGCCCGAGTAGTTAAACCATCCGCAGGATCCCATTCAAAGGTTTTACCATTTTTAACTGTACCGATTAATATTGCTCCAAAATTATCTAAACTCCAAGTTCCTGGTTCAAGTGTAAAGGTGGTTGGACTTCTTGCTGTTCCCCATGTGGAATCACCCCATGTACTTGTGCCCCAACCATACCCCACAAACTCTGTTGTACCACCAGCAAATTCATATGCCGAAAAAGAAATAGCACCGGCAGTTGATATACCCGCACCAGATTCAACAGCTGTCATTGTAACTGTAAAAGTACTTGTACTAGGTACTGAAATTACTTCAAAGGTATTAGTGATGAAACTAGCTTCATTAAAACCAGTACCTGAACCTGGTAAAGTTACTCCAGAAAATCTTATAAAGTCACCTTGTTCTAACCCATGTGAGGATTTTGTAATTGTAACAGTTGCACTTGCATTTGTGGTAGTAATTGTGCAACCAGACACTGCTGTTTTTAGAGGAGAGATATCGTAAAAAGCATCATCGTAATATATAAATAAACCTTTGTTTGTGCCAATAGCAATATATCTATTACCATTTAAATCTGCCCATATATGCATTTCTCTGGCTACTCCGGGCATGGTATCACCTGTTGTTTTTACCCACCCTCCTATTTTTTCAGGAAGACCATATCTAAACCTAACAAAATCTCCGTCACTCCAAGAATAATCCGCTGAAGTTTTTGTTACTTGTTTGTTAAAGCCAGGTCTAAAGGGTACATTGATTAAAGCCATAACATTAGAAATCCAACCAACCAGTAGTATTATCACCAGTATATACTAAGTTAATTCCTGTTCCCGCAGTGCTTAACACAACATCGGAAGAAGTATTTCGTATATTTTTTGAATTTCTACCCACTGTTAAATTGGCATTATTAAAATTAAAACCTTTATCTACAATTTGAACAGTATCTCCCGCACTGGGACTTGCTGGTAAAGTAACTGTAAAAGCGCCCCCAGAAGTATCGGCTAAAATTAAAGCTCCACCTTGAACTGTTTCACTTGCCGTGATTGCTCTCCAAGTTGCAGTTTCATGATCTTTGAAAATATCTGTACCATTTGAATGACAAATATATTTATTGCCCTCGCAAAGTAAAAATCCAGTTTGTCCAGTAACTTTAAAGGTAAGTGTATTATTAGCGTGATCTGTACCATCTACTACATTAAATATTTTTTCAATACTTGCAGGCATGTTGACTATTCTGTTTCCAGCTAAAGTTCCAGTAAACTTTAAAGTCATGTTCCTTGCATTTGAAATACTTGCATTGCTCATCACTAATGTTACATCACCAGAAGCCACAGCAATTTCTTCAAAACCGGCAACGGACTGTTGCACTAAATTTAAATTACTATTTGTTTTTGTTCCCCATGTACCAGAGTTTTCTCCAGTAGCCATAAGTTCTAGTTTTAAATCAGATGAGAATGTAGATGCCATTTTTTTACCTTTTTATTTATTGTAAACTTTTATGCGGCAATTTCAACCTCTACCCATGTTTGAGAAGTCCCTTTACTTACGTCATTCCAAATTAAGGTATTAGGTGTGGCGACAGTAAAACTTGTTGCAATACCCGTTGGTTCAACTTTAGCTGTACCAATTATTGTAAAACTTCCTACTGACATAGTTTGCGCTAAACCACTTACAATTATTGTAGAGGACGTGAGAACAGTGTTACTTCCAATTGAAGATGCTACAGCAAATCCACTAGGTTCAATTAGTACACCAGGAAAACCCGGTGACGAAAAAGCAGTTTGACCAAAGGCAACTGTTCCGAAAAACATAGGCTACCCCTTTGGAAATTTATCTTTAATTGTTTTAATACGTGTTTTCCAAGCATCTATATCTGCATAGATTTCATCGAGTTGATCTCCCAAATCACCATATAAATCTTTTCTTTTTGCTCTTACTGTTTCATTGCTTTCTTCAGTATTACCAGCAGTTTCATAGGAAGCTAATTGCGAATCTGAGGGTTTAGCTACTGAATCAATATTCCATTCAGAAATATAATCTCCACTTCCATCATTCTGTAATTTCACATCTGACAAAAAATCTACTGAATTAACAGAATTTGCTTTTAAATATAATGTAATTTTTGTTGATAAATTAGCCAATTTTATACCCTCCAAATGTAGTCTTGCTTGTTTCTCCTGTAGAATTTCCTTCTACAGTTTTACCAGCGAATATGAAAATTCTTACAGTTACA